TTTTCGGTTAACAACGGGCAATATACTTCAAATACAACTGCAAATACTTTTATAGTTTATGAGTGATAACATACATATTATTAATTTAAGTTCATACCAAACGCCTGTAATTCAAGAGTCTAAAAGAGATAATTGGGTTGAGTTCGGTGAGGACAATAATTACTTTCAATACTTAATTGACAGATACACGTATTCTACGACAAATAACGCCATAATAAACAATATAAGTAGATTAGTTTATGGACGTGGTTTAAGCGCGTTAGACGCTTCTAAAAAGCCAAATGAGTATGCTCAAATGATGTCTTTGTTTCATGCTGATTGTGTACGTAAATTAGTAGTCGACAGAAAGATGTTAGGGCAGTGCGCTATTCAAGTTCATTATTCAAAAGACCGTAAAAGAATTTTAAAGGCTTACCACATGCCTGTTAATTTATTGCGTGCTGAAAAGTGTAATAAAGACGGTGAAGTAGAGGGATATTATTATTCGGATAATTGGTTGGATGTTAAAAAGTACGCACCTAAAAGAATACCTGCTTATGGATTCTCAAATGAGTTAATAGAAATACTTTTTGTGAAACCTTACACGGTAGGAATGAAGTATTACGCCTATCCTGATTACCAAGGTGCTGTTCCTTACGCTAAATTAGAAGAGGAGATTGCAGACTATTTAATTAATGAAGTTCAACATGGATTCTCAGGAACAAAGGTTATAAACTTTAACAATGGTATACCTACTGAAGAGCAACAAAGTATCATTACAAACAAAGTAAACGCACAATTAACGGGTTCTAAAGGACTGCGAACGATTGTAGCTTTTAATGCAAATGAAACAAGCAAAACAACCGTAGATGATATTCCGTTAAACGATGCGCCTGAACACTATTCGTATTTAAGTGAGGAGTGTTTACGTAAAATTATGTTAGGTCATAACGTAACAAGTCCGCTTTTATTTGGTATTGCAACTTCAACGGGTTTTAGTTCGAATGCTGATGAACTTAAAAATTCAAGTATTTTGTTTGACAACATGGTTATTAAACCTATGCAAGATGAGTTACTCGAAGCTTTTGATGGAATATTAGCTTACAATGGTATTTCGTTAAAGTTATTCTTTAAGACTTTGCAACCTTTGGAGTTTGTTGATTTAGAGAACGCACAAACAGAGGAACAAGTAGCAGAGGAAACTGGCACGGAATTAAGCTCCCAAGGCGATAAAATTGCTCAAGCGTTAATTGATTTAGGCGAAGATGAGAACCCTGACTGGATATTAATAGATGAACACGAAGTTGACTACGACACGGACGAAACGGACAACGAGATATTAAGCAAAGAGCCAAAGCAAAGTTTATTGTCAAAGGTTGTTAATTTAGTTTCAACTGGAGACCCTCGACCTAATTTACGAAGTGGACAAGATGCGGTTATTGATGGCGTTAAATTTTTAACTCGATATGTTTACGCTGGAGAAAACAAAGAAAACGGGCGTGCATTTTGTAAAGCTATGATTAGAGCAAATAAACTTTATCGAAAAGAGGACATTATAAAAATGGGAAGCCAACCCGTTAATGCTGGTTTTGGAATTGATGGAGCTTCGACATATTCAATTTGGTTGTATAAAGGTGGTCCTAATTGTCACCACCGTTGGGATAAAAGAGTTTACGCAACGTTTGAGGGTCAAGCTATTGATGTAAACACAGCTAAACAAATCGCTGGGCGTAAAGCAGAGAAATTAGGTTATGTAGTTAAAAATCCAAGTTTGGTAAGTCAAAGAATGATTGACAGAGAGGACAGAGGATATTATAGAAAATAAGATGGCAGAGGCATTACTTATAACAAGAGATGACATCGTGAAGTTTACTGCTATGAATGGCAACGTAGACACGGATAACTTTATTCAATGGATTAAAGTAGCTCAAGATATTCACATTCAAAACTATTTAGGCACTAAGTTGCTGGATAAACTAAAGTCCGAAATTATTTTAGCTTATTCAGGAATACCAACAGCTATTACAATTAGCAATCAAGGAACGGGTTACACTACGGGAACGGCTATAAATACAACAAGCACAACGGGAACGGGTTTAAAACTAAATATTACGGCGGCTGGTGGTTTAATTACGGTAGCCACAATTAACACGGCTGGAACTGGTTACACGGTAGGAAGTACGGCAACGGTAACGGGCGGTACAAATGGAGCGGTTACAATAAGTTCAATTTACGACATACCTACAAACTATAAAAACCTTTTAGTTACGTATATTAAACCGATGCTTATTCATTGGGCGATGGTTGAATACTTACCCTTTGCGGCGTATACAATCGCTAATAAAGGCGTATTTAAACATAATAGTGAGAACGCTACGAATGTAGAAAAAGACGAAATCGACTTCTTAATAGAAAAAGAGCGTTCAATAGCTCAACACTATACCGAAAGGTTTATTGATTACATGAGTTTTAACCAAGACTTATTTCCTGAGTATAATTTAAATTCAAATGGGGATATGTACCCGGACACACAAAACAATTATTTTGGATGGTTCATTTAAAGAAATACAAGCCTAAGGCTGAAAACATTAAAAAATTACAAATTTATTTAAACAAAATAAATGGCGGACGTAAAGATAAGTCAACTAACAGCGAAAGCGGCAAAGGTTGAAAGCACAGATAGGATTCCAATAGCAGATTATAACGGATCAACTTACGATACTAAGTATGTAACGGGTGCTGAAATTAACGAATTAAAATTAGATACTTCGCCACAATTAGGCGGTAACTTAGATGTTAATGGACATACTATTACAAGTGATTCAGACCAAGATGTTATTATAAATCCAAATGGCATTGGAACAACAAAAATAGAAAGTAATTTAGTTTTAAGAGATTCGGCAGGATCAACAGCAAAAGAAGTTTTATTTTACGAGGGGTTTTCAAACGGAACAAATTATGTAGGTTTAAAAGCTGCTAATAGTTTAAGTACAAACACTACCTACACTTTACCAACAGCAGATGGAACAAGTGGACAAGTTTTGTCTACAAGTGGAACTGGAACATTAAGTTGGACAAATAACGATTCGGGTTTAACTGTTAATTCAACTGCAATAACTTCGGGAACTGCTGGGCGTATATTCTTTCAGAATGCTTCAAATCAATTATCGCAAAGTGCTAATTTATTTTGGGACAATACTAACGATAGATTAGGTATTGGAATAGCAGTGCCAACTCAAAAAGTTCATGTAGATGGAAATATACTTTTATCTACAGGTAGTAATAAATTTGTAAGAATAGGTAGTTCAACTAACTATTATTATGATTTACAATCTACTGGAGATAACTTTCAAATAATTAATGGCGACGGTGTTACAAGATTACATATAAGTCATCCAAATGGACTTGTAGGAATTGGAACAACAACTCCAGGATCAAGATTAGATATTAGAGCATTAAATGCTGATCTTGGTGACTTAGCTTTAAAAGTTCGGGATAGTACAAATGCAAAGGATTTATTTTCAGTTACAAATACAGGGACTGTAAGTATTAGTAATTTTCCCGCATTATCATCAGGAACCACAACATTAGATGCATTAAGAATAAATCCAGCAATAAACAATACTGGAACTTATTCAGGAATAGTAAGAGGTATTTATTATAATCCAACTTTAACAAGTTTAACAGGTACTACTCATAGAGCTATTGAAACAACATCAGGAAATGTTACCTTTAATTCAACAAGTGGAAATGTAGCTATTGGAGGTACGTCTTTTGGTACGAGTTCAGATAAAGTATTAGCACAATATACGGGAACGGCTCCAGGCTCTTCACCTGCTGATGCTTACCAACAATATTCAGCTGATATAACAGCAGGGAATGCGGCTCCACATTTTAGAACTGAAAACGGAAATGTTGTTAAGTTATACCAACAATCAAGTGCTGGAATAACAACAGTTTCTGATTTGGTTACGATATTACAAAATTTAGGTTTATTATCTTAAAAATATATTATGGCAATTTTAATTAAAGGAACAACAGAAAAACAAATTAAATTATCGGGAACTGATATAGTAATTCCAGAAATTTATGGGCGTGTTGAGTTTGTAGGACGAGCAAATGGCACTACTTTGGAAATAGGAATAATAACTTATGTAAGTGAGCAAACATTTGAAGAGAATAAAGTAGTATTCACAGACGTTGAATCACGCTCTTTAACGGCTAATTTAGAGCCTAACGAAACACAATCATTGGAGACAGCTCATAAGTACGCTAAAATCGCTTATGAGGGACAAGGATATGAGGTTGTTATTGACTTAAATTGAACAAAACACGAATCATTAAGT